ACAATGACGGTGCGTTTTTTGTAACGCCAAGTTAGTCTTATTTTCATGTCACAACGCTAACGTTAAAATATAACTAACCCCCCGGCATTTGCCGAGGGGTTAAGTTTAGCTTTCCAATTTCCGCATGACGCTATTGTAAACCCGCTCGTTTATCACCTGCAAGCTGTCCATCAGCTCGTCCATGACCTCCCACGCACGGGCTGGGTCAACGTTAGACACCGCCCGAAGGAAATCGCTGTCAGGCGCGGCAGCCGCAGAATACGCATCGATCATACGGCTTTCCCTCACCGGCTCTCGGTTCTGGTTTTGGATGGTATACAGCGCCGCCAGCTTTTCATAGTTTGCCCAGCTGGACTCTTCCGTTTCTAACCGCTTGATCCATAGCGCCAATTCTCGCTCGTCAATCATTGGGGCCTACCCCCTTAGTCCTCCATCATGTCCATTGCGCGGCGCAGGGCATCCTTGATGCGATCATCGTCGGTCTCCCGCATCATATCGTTGATCTGGCTACGAAGATGCTCAGTGGCGTCCGTGCGGCTGTAATGGCCACGGACGTAATGCCGACGGGCATAGGAGCTGCCACGGCCATAGCCACGCAGGTCATCATCCAGATAGCGCCCGGAATAGCCGTGCTCGTCCATTGCCTCGATTTTGTCGATATTTTTGATGGTGTCCGTCAGCTTGTGGGCAATGTCCAGATCCCCGGCGCCCAGCTCGCCCTTGCGGGTGATTTCTTCCAGCTCCTTGCAGAGCATATCCCGCAGTTCATACATAGATTTCATTCCCATTGTGTTCTCCTTTCTCAGCAAACTCTGGTAATGATAAGGTTCGCGTTGCTCACGTCAATGGCCTCGCCACTAACGTTGCGGATGGACAGCGACGCGCAGCAACCCTTTGTAACGTCAACGTACTCGGATGCAGCCACGTTAAAAAATGCCCCCGCAACCGTGGGCGTCACCGTCGCAACGGAGGACGGGAGCGGCTCACCGTCAACCGCAATGGCAACGGAGATGGGGCCGGGGGTCCCGCCGGTGCTTACGGCAATATTGCCGATAAAGTCCACCTTATAGCGGACGCGGCACTGGGAGCAGTTACCACGGAGGTTAAACAGGCCAGAGCCTGCGCGGTGCGTCACAAGGCCCTTAGTGCAGGGGATCGGTGCTTCCGTAAAAAGCACGTTCTGGTTTGCCGCTACGGTCTGTGCGGCAATGGCAGTGTATTCAGGCATAAAAATCTCCTTTCATAAAATCAGCGGCAGGGCTACTGCCCCGCCGCTTTGTCATCAGTATCGGCACGGGGCCGAACATTTTGTTGGCGTCAACAAAACATTGCCAACAAAAAGCTACGCTATGCAGTTGTCAGCAACCGCAACCGGCGAACTGGTTGCAGCAATAGGGGTTCTGCACCGTGTAGGCCGGAATGGGAGACGGCCGGAGCTGAGACACAAGATAGCTGTTCTGTGCCGCCTGAGATGCGGCCAGCTTCAAGCCCTGATTCTCGCTCTGGAGATCCTGCAGCTTGCTCTGGGTTAGGAAGTCCAAAATGGCGCGGCTGTTGCTGTTGGCATTGTCGATGATGTCCCGGGTGGCGTTCTGCACCGTGTTCCGGGTGTCGCAAGCCTGCGCCGCCATATCATAGCGCACGCCCTCGATGCTGCGCTGGGTGTTGCAGCAGCATTCAGCGGCCTGCATCTGCATGGCAGTCAACTGCTGCATGAGAGCCGCCTGCTGGTTACTGCGGGAAAGCTCAGCCTGCCCAAAGCCGTTTGCCATCGCCATGTTGGTGCCGTTGATAAGCTGCGCCTGCTGGTAAAATCCGTCGCAAAGACCCTGATTTACACTGTCGATCTTGCGCTCGACATTGGCAAAATCAGAGGTCAGGACATAACCGTCCATCACGCCGTTGCCGCCGCCACTGAAACCAAAGCCGTTACCCCAGCCACCGAACGCAGCGAAAATGAGGAACAGCACGATCCACCATGCGCCATCGCCGCCCCAGCCGAAGCCGTTACCGTTTCCGGTGTTGGCAGGAGCCACAGGCATAGTCAGCATGGTGCCGTCAGAGGAAAGAGACATAGTATCACTCCTTTTGAAAAAATATTTATATCAAACCGTGGCCACGATTTTGATTACTTGAAAAGCCCCTGAAATTGGTTTGCCATTGACTGTATCTTGTTCAACTGATCTTGTGAGATTTTGCCGCTTTGCAGCATCTTCTCCACTTCCGCTTTTGGGTCGCCTTTAAAACTTGCCTTGAACTGCTTGAACTGCTGTAAAAGCTGAGGAAAGCCGCTCATCGACCCCGGCATCTGTCCGCCACCTAACGCATTGAAAAACGGATTGTTACTCATCGTCCTCTTCCTCCTCTACCTTGCGCTTCTTCTTGCCCTTCAATTCGCCCACAAGCGCCGCTAGTGCGTCGAATTCTTTTCTGGTGACAAACTCCACGCCCTTTTCCTGCGTGGCTGTACGGGGCGTTTCTGTGCGTTCTACGAGGTCATAAATCGTGAGGGACGGTTTACCGCTGGCATCCGCCTTCTTGAGGTACACCGTAGGCGCGGAGCTGTCCCACAAAGCCACGGCGGCATTGGGAGCAATCATCCAGTTGCGGGCCTCCTGCTCACCGGCTACCCACTGGACGCCGCTCTGCGCCACCGGGTTTTGCGGGGCCTGCAGCATTTGAGGTTGCATCTGGGGCTGCTGCATTTGCCGCATCTGCATCAGATTGTCTTGCATTGGGGGCGGATAATAGGGGTTCTGCCATCCGTAAGGTGTGTAAGCCATAATCAGTCCTCCTTAACCCAGTAATACAATACGTTTTCGTTGCTGCTGTCCCAGCTATCCCAGATTGTGCCATCTTGCACGCAAACCACATGGCCGGACAGAGCCAGAATATAAGTGCCTGCCGGATGATCTGTTGCAAACTGTCCAACCGTATAACAATCCGGGCAAGTATCCGGAACAATGTACCGTCTGTATCCATTGCTTCGCAAATACCGCCCCCAGCAAGCGTTTGCCGACGGCATATCGCCGTCCAGATACCCTTGGATGCAGAGCCTTAAATACACCTCGCCCCACTCCACCCCGGTTGCCTTAGAGATCGCCCGCACGGTGCAGTCTCCAACATTTTTTCCGCAGGGATTGGGGTTGAAATACTTATACATATTCCCGGCGGTCATCGTAGAGCAATTCGTTTGCTCTCACCAATTCAGCCAGCCCTTCTTCATCATCCTGTGCTGCGTATTTATAACAAATATCTGTGGCGCTGGATTCGCTCATTCCGCACGCCCGCAGACGGTCAATGTATTCTCTACCATTTGTAATCACGGAGAATCCCTCCCTTGCTCTGCTTTCATAGTAAGCCAAAAACCTCCATTCAAAGTGGCAGGAAAAGGGCAGAAAAGTGCGCAAAAAAGACGCGGTTCAATTTGAACCGCGTCTCTCAACGTGTAGTATAGATTTCGTCTTGCAATTTTCGGTAAGCAGAGCGCCGTAGCCGCTTTACGGTGTCCACGCTCACATGCAGCCGCTCCGCCGTTTGGAGGCAGCTCTGGCCGTGGACGTCTACCGCCAGCACCGCTGTTTCCTCATCAGGCGGAAGCCCTACCAGCCGGACGGCTTGCACCGCCCGGGCCGGGGCCATGGATGACAACAGCGCCCGGATCTCTCGGTTTGTTTTCTCCATGGGTTTCCCAGACTTGCAGAGCGCGGATTAACCGCGTGGATGTTGTTGCCATCTTCTGGCCCTCCTTTCGGATGTTTAGTCTGTCCAGTCGGAGCGTTTCTCCCGCACGTCGATGTGGGTAAAGCCCTTCCTGGCGTACACGCCCACACCGCCCCAGTCCGGCATGATCTGCCGTGCGAACGCTGCCACCGTTGCCGGTGCCTGCCCCCTGACGGTGATATCCGCAGCCGTGCCGTAGCAGTGCTGACTGTGGGCCACACCGCCGACCTTGGCGTTGTACTGCGGCGTTCTGTACCCGCTGTTGATCCTCACCGCCGTGCCGAAGTGGGTGCGGATGGTCTCCAGCACCATCACCAGCCGGGGAGCGACCAAAACAGCGTCACTGCCGTCTCCACACGCAAACTCCCGCACCTTAAAATGCGCGGACAGCTGCTTGCCCCCGGAAGCGGCCTCGCTGTATGCGTTAATCTCAACCATTTTCGTCCCCCCAGATCTGATACAGCGCCCGGACCATGTCGGCGCGGGTCACCGTGTCACCGGCGTTGGCATCCGTCAGCAAGCCGTGAGCCTCGCCCCATACGAGGGCTTGATCTTCCGTCTTGGCGGACCGTTCCCAGAACAGCAGCATGGTAGGCACCTTCCGGGAGCTGGTCACCTTCCCGCCGGGGAAAATACCCTGCGTAGAGCCGCCGCCGTCCAGCATGAGGGCATCCACCACGCCCAGCCCCAGCAGCTTGTTCTGGAGCTGCTCGCGGGTCAGGCTGGCCTTGTCGCACCACAGCACCACCTTGCCGTTGGCCAGCCAGCCCACCGCCGTCCGGGCGGCAGGCCGGGCCACGTCCGGCGTCAGATTCCGGTACAGCTTGGAGCCGCCCTTGAGAATCGGGACGCCGGAGAGGAAGGATCCTCCCCGGTCCGTCAGCATCTTCGGCAGGCCGTCAGAGCCGATGGAAATGCCCCAGTCCTGATACGCGTCCCGGCTGATGATCTTACCGTCGATCACCGTCCAGCCCACCGGCTGAAATTTCCCGTTGAACAGGTAGCCGTTGATGATGTGGGTGCAGCCGGTCTTGGTCTTGATCTGCGCCGGGGTCAGCTTGCCGGTGTTGTGGTAGATCTGCGCACGGGCGCAGTCAAACGTATCAACCATTGATTCTCACGGCCTTGGTGGCGTGACCGTCTTCGTCAAAGGTAATGCGGTAATGGCCTTCCGGGACCCAGACCTCCTCCTCGGTGTTGGCCTTGGCGGGGTCACGCCGCATGTAGTCATGCAGGTGCTTCACGTCCTCCGGCTCCTTCTCGGCGGGGACGAAGCCCTCCCGCATTTCGTCCTCGGTCCAGTTGGCCACGCCGCCATCGGGATTCAGGTGGAAGTTGGCACCGGCCTCCTTCAGCTCCGCGTTGATGGTCTCCAAGGTCTTGCCGTTCTTCTTGCCTTCGTTGATGATGTTCTCGTAGATCTTGTTCATAATATGTCCCCTTTCAAATTTTCGGTTGAATTCTCAACCGTTTTTATCCTCGTTGACCCGCTGGGTGCCGAAGTAGAAGCCGATGACCACCGTGAAGATGGTCAGAAACTCGCTGCCGCTGATGCTCTCCCGCAGAGCCAGCACCGCGAACACCACCGTCAGGGTGATGGTCACGAGGCTCTTCACGGACAGAAGATTGCCCAGCCGTTTCTTAATGTTTTCCATAGTGTTCTCCTTTCAGCGTTCACTGATATGCTCCAGATCCTCGATCCGGTGATTGATTACCTTGATCTGTTCCTCGATCACCGGCACCCGCTGGGCGAAGTTGTTGTGCTCCCGCACCTCGCGGGTCAGCTCGTCCAGCTTCGTGTCGGTGATCGCCTGCTGTTTGCCGTTGGCGATGAGCACGCCCATCAGCGTCAGCCCCCCTGTGATGAGGGCGCAGATTATCGTCTCCGTCATAACACACTCCTTAAAAGTTGCAGTTTTAAGGCGCCTATATGGGTTTCCAATCAAAAAAGCCGCCTTGTCATCCTTGACAAAGCGGCGTGGGCATGTATATAATAGGGCCAGTAAGGACGGCTCACTTTGGTCGGTGCAGGTCGTTCCCCAACAGATTTAGAATCCGTAGAAAAGCCGCTGCCGATTTAGGTGGCGGTTATTTCTTTAGGTCAACGCCTAATTTGATAGCCGCAATCACAAGCATAAGTAACGCGATGGTTTCTGCTGTGCTCATGCGGTCACCCCCTTTACGGGGAAACAACCGTACCGTTCTTACTGGCGAACCCCATCATACACGATTCGCCTTGCTTTGTCAATTTCCGCCGCCCGTTGGGCGGCTTTTGTTATGTGCGCGCCTCACCCCCTGTTTTACACAGAACGCGTCGGAAGCCCTGTGGGACCTGCCGGAGGATTGACCCTCCGGTTTTTTTAAAAGCAGAAGCCGAAGGCCACGCCCTCCGATCTTCCTGCGTCCGTCAGAAGATACACGCCGGAGGTGTGTACCCGAATGTAGTTGACCTTCTCGGTCAGATAGCTTTCCCCTTGCGGGGTGGTAATTCGATACATCAGGCAACTCCTTTCAGAAGCAGGGTGGATTTATTGAACAACGCAGCCTTTGGAATAACAAGGGCAGGACGAGCATGAAGCCTGTTCGATGGAACTGCTCTCTCCCAATCCCCATTTGTGCGAACATATGTAACTGTGTTGCTGTATTGGGTGAATGGGGAACGAAGCCACCATGTACCGGCATATTCGCCCCCGTTTTGGTATGCGATACGCTTGTTGTCTATTGTCGCTGCTCCGTTAAAGTAGTCAAGACAGGCCCCGTCAATTGGGAAATAGCTGCTGGTTGACTGTGTCCAGCCAACTTCGTAGGCTGAAAGTAGAAAAGCCTTACCTACCCAGCCATTCGCTCCACTTTTTATAGTAGATATGCCTAAGCCTACATTGTAAGGTATCTTCACCTGCTTGACAGTTGCTTGCTCCACGCTCCCAAGGCTATCGAAAAAGTCGCCGTTCAGCCAAGTATTAAACTCTCCGCTTGCGTAATCATTTTTTTGAGTTGAATTCCACACCAGGGTATTTTTGTGTAATCCCTTCCGCAACAGCCACGTCCCGTCACACGAGCTGTCATACAGGCTGCTGTGCTGAGGAATACCCTGATTCACAACCAAATACTCAACCTCTATGCCTCCCTCCATCAGTTTGACGGTGGAGCCAACAGCAAGGTCTCCCGCCATAATCTCATTCACCGGCGCTTTCAGCGTCGGCGCAATGCCGCTCATAATCACTCTGCCCATCATGCCACCCCCTTTAAAAGCATCGTGGTTTCGTCAAATAGTGCATTGCTGGGGAGCACCAGCGCAGGACGAATACCGTAAGAGGAGGACGCGCCAGAACTATTGCTGTTGCCATCGGTCTGAATAAACCACGCATTGCTGGTTCCACTGGCATAGGGGGAGCGTGTCCACCAAACATTAACGGTTCCATTCAAATACGCAATACGCAAGGATTTCCCAGCGGACCCGGCGATAAAGTAGTCCAGTTTTGCACCGTCAACCGGGTACATCGAACTGTTACTGGTTGTCCAGCCCAATTCATAGCAGGACAGCAGAAACACTTTGCAGGACAGGCCGTTTGCTCCGCTCTGGTCCGAACCGCCAGAACCGCCGTTCTTGCGATACGGGATTTTTACTTGTTTGATCGCCGCCTGTTCCGCACTGCCCAACGTATTGAAAAACTCTCCGTTCAGCCACGTGTTGATCGCGCTGCTTTCATACTTGTTTACGTAGCTGGGGTCCCACTGCCGGTTGCTGTGAATATCCTTCCGCAGCAGCCACGTCCCGTCACAGCTTGCGTCATACAGGCTGCTGTTTTCAGGGATGCCCTGATTCACTACCAGATACTTGACTGCCGTGCCGCCCTCCATGAGCTTCACGGTAGACCCAACGGCAAGGCTGGAGGCCAGCACCCCCGTCACCGGTGCCGTATGCACCTCGCCCTTCCGAAGGAATAAAACGTGTCCCATTACGCCACCCCCTTTAAAAGCATGGTGGTCTTGTCAAATAGTGCATTGCTGTAGAGAATGAGGGCAGGGCGGACGCCATACTGGTAAGTTGATCTGATAGTATTGCAGCCACCATTATTGTCAACGTACCACACGTTAGTTGTGCTTGCTCTGTATGTGTATGGAGAGCGAAGCCACCAAAAAGATGCCGAACCGTTTAGGTATGCAATGCGTTTTGGGTCTGCACCAGCAATCTGATCAAAGTAGTCCAATTTTGCGCCATCTCTTGGCAAATAATCTGCTCCCCCAATCCCAATCTCATAACCGGATAGTAGAAAGGCTTTTGCAGACAGTCCAGATGCACCGGAAGCAATTCCCGCGCCGACAGTCCCATTCACATAGGGGATTTTAACCTGCTTAATAACAGTCTGTTCCATTCCTCCAAACAGGTTTAAAAATGTATCGTTGATGTAATTGTGGACTGCAGATTCTTTGTAGCTATTGTTTTCGGAACTGTTATATGCAAGTAACTCACGTATATCTTTCCTTAGCAGCCACGTTCCGTCACAGCTTGCGTCATACAGACTGGAATTGCTGGGGATGCCCTGATTCACCACCAGATATTCAACCGCTGAGCCACCCTCCATCAGTTTGACCGTAGACCCCACCGGCAAAGCACTTGCCAATATCCCGGTTGACGGGGCTTTTGCTCTGCACCCGCCAACCACCGTTACATGGCCCATCAGCTCACCTCCGCAACAATGGGGATCGCAACCGTGTTGGCATCCCCGAAGATGGTAAACTTGATGCCGCCGTCATAGGTCTCGGCGTAGCCGTTGGTGATACAGTTGAGGTACTGGTTCTCCGCCTCCACGAACGCCGCGTAATCGTCGGAGGTCCCGTCCCCCGTGTAAGCGTGGTCTACCAGTGCCGTGTTCTGTGCCGTCACCCCGGCAATGGCAACGCTCTGCGTCTTGACGCCGGTGTTTTCGTCCTCCACCCACGCAGTCCCGATGGTGGCGGTGTAGGTCTTGACGGAGGAAATTTCCGGCAGCTGGCTTGCCGGCACCTTGCCGTCCGTGCCCAGAGACGCCGCGCCGATGTTGTCCCGGGCCTGATTTTTTTGATTGGAAGTCAGATCCTGAGCAACATCGTATCGGACAGGCGCCACCGCGCCGCTGATCTGCTCCCCCGCCGCATTGTGGGCGGTGGCCCCGGAGAGCAGATTCTCCGGGGTCACGGTGTCCTGGGTCAGATCCAGCTTCGTCTCACCGTTTACCTCGACCTTGTTGACCGCCATTCTTACGCACCTACTTTCAGGGTCTGGCCTCCCTGCTCGTTGTCGGTGTAGCTGACAGGGATCGCCGCCACAGTGACGGAGGACAGGCAGTTGTAGCCCTCATCCGGTAAAATCTCCTGCTGGGCGAAGGTGGGCGTGGCGTTCTTGGCCTGCGCCTTCATGCCCTCATTGCCGCTCATGGTACCGGCCACGCCCAAGACCGTGATGCCCTCCCGGATATTGGCGGGGATCAGCTTCGCCGCCTCCGCCTCCGCAATCTGCGCCTTGCCGGAGCCATCGTGGAAGCCCATGGGGATGGAGACAGGAGCCGCCTTATCCGTGATGTCAAGGGTCTTGCCGCCCTGATTCGGCATGGTGCCGACCAGTTTCGCACCTTTCGCGTGGGCCGTTTTCCCCAAAAGGATTTCCGCCGCAACGGCGGTATCCTCGGAGGTGTCGGAGTCGAAGGTGCTGGTGCCCACAATGGGAGCACCGCTCTTGTCATGGGCCTTAATGCCCTTCGCCAGTTTGTCGGCCGTGATATCGTCAGCGGTGAGGTCCAGCTTGACGTCATTGCCGATAATGACCTTGTTGATGTACTTATCCGCCATAATACTCGTCTCCCATAATCAATGTATTTCCCCCGGCCTCGTTGGACACCTCAAATTGGGGGATTTTTAAGACCGTCACATCGTCCGCCATGGACTTGTCCTTTGTTTCCAGAACCACCGGGCCGTAGATCTTGGGCGTCACCTGATACGCCCCGGTGTAGGGGTCTCCTTTTCCCGCGACGATGGACACGGCAAAGGAGATCTCAAGGGCCTCGCGCGGCTGCAACTCAAAGGTAAGCATCACAGCACCGCCTTACTGATCGCCCCGGCCACTTCCACCATCTGGATCATGGAGCCGACCACGTCCCCGCCGGTAAATTTCACCCGGACCTGCATGGGGCACACCGGGGGAAGCTTGAAGGTCTCCGTCTGGGTGACCGGGAAGTGGAATTTCCCGTCCGAATAGGTGACCTCCTCCGGATAGGACCGCGTCAGGTTCAGCAGAGTGACCTCCACCTTTTCCACGGTTTCAATCGGGACCGCCTTGCCCAGGTTTTTGATCGTGATATCGATGCTGTACGCATCACCCTGTACCATCAGGAAGTCACCTCCGTGGCGCTGACGGTGCCGGTATCGTCCACCGTCAACTTGAATTTCTTCTTGCTTCCCGCCGTGGAGGACGGGATGATGATCTCCCCATCGTCCACGCGCTTCAGCAGCTCGTCTGTTTTTTCGCCTGTGAAAATCATGGTGTAATAATCGTTCGGCATAGCGCACCTCCTTATACGATCATTCTGCGGTCGAGGGCATCCAGCAGGTCACGGCCATCGCTTGTTCTCAATGCGCCGGACTGCACCGGCTTCGGCTTGCGGTAGTACAGGATGATACAGCCATCGCCGCCGGGGCCGCCCTGTGCGCCGTTGCTGCCGGTGGCGCGGACGCTGCCCGGGTAGTTGTTGAGTGTGCCGCTCTTGCTGCCGCCGTAATAGGTGAGGCTCAGGCCCGTAGCGCCGTCGCCGCCGCCACCGTAGCCGCCTCTGCCGCCTTTGCCGTATGCAGCGGGCTTTCTCGGGATCAGCGTCGCGTTGGCTCCGGACACGGAGGCGCTGCCGCTGGCCGTTACGGTAATAGACGTTTTGGGCATTCCCCTACTGGGGACACTTACAAGGCGGAACGTGCCAGCGGCATTTCCGGTTGTTCCGTTTGCACCGGCGGCAGCGCCGCTGCCGCAGTTGTACGTTACATCGCCGCCGCAATAGCCCTCTCCCAAGTCTCCGGTGAAGCTTTGCTCATCGCCAGCGCTGGGGAGCACAATGCCGTTATCGTTAACCTTTGTAGCACCACCCTCCCACACATGGCCGTCCTCATCCACAACGGATGTGGATTTCAGTGGGATATACCGGTCATTGTCTCCGTGATCCGGGTTCATGCCTGCGCCGTCACCACCGGCAATGCCCTGTTCGCCTTTCGCGGCAAACACCTCGCCGGTCACCGGGTCCGTGTAGCCAATCTCGGATACTGATCCAGAATCGCTGTCGAGACTTCCGAAGGTGGTCTTTGTCCCTTCTGCTCCCGGCGTGTTGGGCGTGTTGGCCCAGTTGTTCGCGTCAAACGCCGCGCCCAAGCCTCCAACGCCGCAGACGAAGGAAAACTTTTGCGCGGGCTTCACGTCAAATGTCGCTTGGAAAATTTTGCCGCCGGAACCGGGATCGCCGCCAAGGCCGCCCTTGCCGCCCAGCGCCCACTTGTCCGTGTTGTGCTGGAGCAGCGATCCAAGGATCGTTTCTGTGTAGCTTTCCGTTTTTGCCTCCGCCGGATTGCCGCCGTGACCGCAGTGGCCACCCTGCGCACCGCCGATCAGGACTGCCGTGATTGCGGTCACATTCTCCGGCACTTGCCACTCGCCGGAGCCGGTCAGGACAACCCGCTCGTCAAAATACTCCGCAGATTCCGGCTGTGCCGGGGTGAAGCCCACCAGTGCCTCCATGCTACTTTTAAGCGTCGCACTCATGGTGGTGTCCAAAGACTGGATACACGCAGACACCATTTTCTTGTCATACGGATGATATACGCTCACAACATGGCCCGGTTTCTCGTGCCCGCTTACAATGTCATTGGTGATAGTTTCGCGGCACCGGTAATAGTCTGCAAGACGCTTCGCCACGGCGTAGGAATTCACCAGAGATACCAGCGTGGCGTCTGTAGCTGATTTGATGTTTTCCGCAGCGCCAGCCGTCACAGGCTGCGTGATTAGGCGGGTGTTGTGGATATACGCCTTGCCGGTCAGTGCGCCAGTGCCAGCGGAAATCTTGGCGTAGTTCGCGCCGCTTTCCAAGATTGTGAAGCCAGTCGCAGAGAGGGAGTGCATCGGCTCGGAGAATGTGATGATATCGCCATTCTGCGCCGTGCCGGAGAATAGCTCCTTTACTTCCGTCCCCGCAACGTATTGATGCTCTGTCACCGTCACGGCGGAGATGGGTGAATCGTATTTTACGGTTCCTCCGGTGTAAGATCGGTCGACATCAATCAACGATGCCGTGCCGTCCCACAAGGGTTCAATTCTCAAAACACCGTTCAGGTCTGTGCGGAGATAGGCCCCAATGGCGAAAAGCACTTGTGCGAGGTTGTCTCGTGCAGAGCGTTCTTTCCCATCCGCATAAGGAAGCCAACCATAAAGTTTGACCCCGGCATATACACTTTTTATCAGCGAAGGGATGTTGCCGCAGATTTCTTTTACAACCTCTTCCACGGTCTGACCTGTGTAAATGCCGCCGGTATGCACCATGCCGGTAAGCGCGCCCATAGGGGAGCGTCCTGTAAGCTGATAGGTGACAGGCCCGATACGAGAAACGCCGCTGCTTACAAATCTTGCTTTGATTTCGCCGCCTCTGTAAACAATGATTGGGGTGTTATTCGGGAGTGCAGAAAGCTGTGTGCCTATTGTTTTAGTGCAAACCTCTACGCTGACCGTATCGAACGAAAGACTGCTTTCATCTAATGCCACTTCTTGAAACGATGAGCAGTAGTCCAGCCGCATGTCGTCCTTAGACGCATCCCGGTCAAATTGATAAGGGCCGATCATTACATAATCCATAAGCCCTCCTTACCGCGTGATTTGCGGTGCGATGGGAATGAAATGGATTTCAATTTCTCCCCAATAATTGATCCCGTTTTCAACCTTTTCAATATCGTGCGATGCGCTGGTGTAGTATGCGCGATAGGAAATAGTTGTGTTGCCGTCCGCAGCTTCAAGCAAGACGGAATCGTCAATGGAATGGGCTTTGAGATAGTTCCAGAACGCATCATAGCTTCTGTAATCGTTCCCTCTGCGGAAAACGGTCACCTTATGCCCGATGTACGTTCCCAGAACATCGCGGATCATCCGGCCTGTGTCTTTCGATCTCCCAGCGTTCTCCCCATCGAGAACGCTGAAATTTTCGTTGTACTTGGAGATCGCGACATTCACATCAAATGAAGTCCCGTTAATTTTGATGTAATTCATACCCACCGCCTTTAGGTCACTTTAATGCCGACGCGCTGCGTCTGGTCCTTGTTCAGCTTGAAGATAATGCGGCCCAATTCCTGTTCGCCGATCTTAAGGATCGCCGTCTGATTGCCACCGCCATACTGCGCCATGCCACGGGCCACCGCTGCCTCGATGGCAGATTCAGGAGCTTCAATGTTGTTCCCCTGCTTCTGGTCACCCAGTACCGCTAAAAACTCACGGTTCGGTGGAATAACTGCGCCGGTCGCCAAACGCGGAACGGATGAGGGGGCAATTGCAGGCATAGCAGAACGTGCCGCCGGGTTTCCACCGGAAACAGATTTCGTAGAATTAAACCCGCCTGCTTTTGCAGCTATACCAACGCCAAGCAACGCCGCACCAGCTAAAAGCATTGGGACATTCAGCGTCATAGCGCCAATAGCCACAAGAGCGATACCCAGCAAAAGCATTGCCGTAGACACCCATCCGGAAACTTCATTCAGATGCAAGGTTTCAACCCAGCTCTGAAATTTGTTTGTGGTTGTGCCTATCGCAAAACCGCTCACAAGCAAAGCCGCACCAGCCAAAAGCATAAAAATATTCATGGTCATTGCGCCAAATGCAATAAGGGCAATTCCTGCAAGCATAAGGGCAACAGATACCCAGCCAACAACCTTATTCAAGCCGAGTGTTTCAACCCAGTTCTTGAGGTGGCCCTCATTTATTGCTGCAATTATTCCCATGCCAAGAATGCCAAGTCCAACTGCCAAAAGAATCGGGTTCGCCGTCGCCGCCGCAAATGCGACCAATGCAATACCGCCAAGAAGAAGCGCAACAGATATCCACTGTGCAACGGAGGTCAGCTTTAACTTCTCCCACCATGCCTCAAGCCTTTCTTGCCCAATGACTTCTGCCGCAATGCCAAACCCTAATAGCGCCACACCCGCAAGTACGATCACAATGTTTCCCATTGCCGCGCCGATGGCAACCATAGCGATTCCGGCGATTTGCATAGCTGCTGTCACATATCCAAAAGCCGAATCTAATTTGAGCGCACTTGCCCAGTCTGTAAACGTTCCGCTTTTTACGCCAACATAAATGCCAGTAGCTATTAAAGCAATTCCGGCAACCACCATTAGAATATTACCGGTAGCCGCACCAATGGCGATTAACGCAAAGCCAGCGATCAACAATGCTGCCGTAATAAAAGATGCAGCGCGATTAAGTCCAAGCGTTTCTGCCCAATCATCCATCATGCCGCTGTTTTTTGCATAAAGAACGGCAAAGCCAATCAGCAAAAGTCCAGCAATCACAAGGAGGATGTTTCCCGTTGCCGCTCCGATTGCGACCATTGCAATGCCAGCAAGGATTACAGCCGTCACAATAAATTCCGCAACATTATTGAGCCCAAGTGTATCCACCCAGGATTGCAAAACTCCGGTTTCCTCTGCGACAAAAAGCCCGGCGCCAATGAGAAGCAATCCAGTTATAACCATCTTAATACTCCCAACCGATGCGCCGATGGCAATAAAGGCAATGCCCGCTAAGATCAAAGCGCTTGCAACTTTTTCCGCTGCGCTTCCAAGCATTTTATCGAGCCAATTTTCATTTTCAGAAAAATTAAAGTCCGGTTCTGTTTTTTCCTTATTGTCTCCGCCTAATTTATTAATCTCATCAAACGAGGCAAGCGCTTTGCCAGCCTTTTTTGCAGATTTGCCCGTTTCGTCTAAAGCGTCCGATTCTTTGTAAAGGTTCTCTGCTTCTTTTTTTGTTTGGTCAATCGTCGACCCAAACAAAACCGCTGTAATTTTCGCCATAGCAGTCACAAATTGGGTTAGCAAATTCACGAATGATGTAAACGCCGGAAGCAAAACATTCACAAACGGCTGTGCGAGTGTTAGCAAAGCACCTTTTAATCGCGATAGCGCTTTTGTAGCCTGATCGTTGGTTTTAACCGCCTTCCCGAGCCATTCGCGCACGGAGCGGAGTCCTTGCACAATTAAGCCAAACACGAACACGCGACGGACAAGCCCTTTTACTCTGCGAGAAAACCGATCCATATATTTGTCTGCTTTTTTACTTGCAGCGGCCAGCGCAGTAGAACTCTTACTTGCGCCAGCAATCTGCGCAGAAAGTTCTCCCGCCCGGTTGCTCATTCGTCCAAGGCTTCTGGTATCTTTGGCAATGGACGCATCTACAGCCTCAACCCTTTTTTGCACACCATCCCATTCTTTTTGCATCGTTGCCACGGTTTGTTCCTGGTCTTTAATCGCACTTGATGTAAAAAATTCGTTTCCGCTTTTCATTTGCGACAGCTTAGATTTAGCCTCATCGAGATTTGCGGCAATCTGCTTTGATTGCTCCACGAGTGGAATTGCTTGCTGCTTTTTATCGCTGATCTTTTCATTGAGCGCATCGATTTTTTTTGTTAGCCTGTTTAATTCCATTTGCGCCTGCTTATCATCAATGTCCGTCTTTATGATGATGGAGCCATCTGCCATGCAATCGCCTTCTTTCCCTTGCTTTTTATGCATTTTATGTTATGCTTGATAAAAGGAGTTGGTATCAATGGAAGATCATGTCACACAAATGTGTAGTAATTTATTTGATAAAAACGAGAATAAAATTGACGTCAACATTGTAGCAACCGTGTATCTTTCAGCTTTTGAAATCTCCGCATACTTAAAAAAATGCACAAATTACTCAAGCGCAGATATTAAACTCGTTGCAAAATACATCAACGATTTACCAGGCTATGACTACTCAAGAAAAGAAATTTCATACTACAAGCGAAAAATCGAAAGATGTGATTGGGATTTTTCGACGCCAACAAAGAAAATGGAGCCCTCCATGCGAAAAAAGCAAACAGCAGTTCTTTTGCCGGGCGAAGAAGTTCTCGACACGCTCAAATTTTCATGTATCCCACTTATATCGTGGTGCATTTTATTTGTATTTTCCGTGTGCAAGGCTTCTTTAATGCAAATGGAGGACGTATGGTTTTTTGTCCCTTGGGTCTTTGCATTCCCGGTCTTATACGAAATTTTCCGGCTGACCATGAACCATGTTGTTTTGACAAACAAACGCCTCATTGTTCGCGTTTCAGTACCGAAAAAGATTTCAGTAGATGTGCCAATTAACAAGATAAACGGTGTGTCTGTAAAATCGTCATGGCGAGAGTATAAATATGGAGCATTGCAAATTGACACTTCATCTGATCGGTTTTTGTTTACAAGTACAAAGTCACCTGGCGTTTTCAGAGACTCCGTAATTTCGGCTATGGAGCAAAACAAATCCGATGCCATGCGTCAACAGGCGAAAGAAATCGCAAAAGCTATGAAAAACATTTAATGCACCTGCCGCCCTCTCCGGAGGGCGGTTTTCATATCCATTTGCTGATAACGTCCTCGTCCTGTTCCGTATACTGCCGCTTGAAGTCAACCAGGTGCCGGTTCTGCTTGTAAAACTCCTGTTCGCTTTTATTCAGTTTCTTCCCCTTTGCCTTTTTATTGCGGATTCCCACAACCTGGGCAAAAGTGCAATCCCCGATTTCCTGATACGCGGATACCCACGTCCACCAGTGCAGATACTCAACGGATCTGACTTCTTGTCCCAGAACGCGGTTGACTGGGGCAACGATCAGGGGAAAGTCCTGCTGCCAATCCATCAGCTTTGGCCCACGCTTTTCCTCACGCTGCTCTTCGCCGCAGTTGATAAATTTTGCGCATTGCTTGATCGCTTCCTCGTAGTCGCTTTGCGGCATTTCCGCAAAGTCTGGATAGAAAATGTCAAGCATGGCCTCGGCCTTTTCTTCCTCCGACAACTCAGCGTCAGACAGTGCCTCAATGATCGTTAGGATATCGCGATAGTCAGAGCGTATCTGGTACTCAGTGCCGTTTACCTCTACGGCAGTCGGCAGATCGTACCTCATTTGTGGTACTTCTTCGTATACTTGCTCACGCGGGGGTTGGTGGCTTTCTGCTCACGGGCAAAGGTGGTGTCAACCTCATCCATGATAGCAAGCATCAGGTTCGCCCACACAGGCAGGCCGTCCGCCAGCGCATATACGTTCATCTCACCAAACAAGGCAGAACAAATGTCGAAGCTGAACACATCGTTGATGATCTCACGCATTTCCTCGTCCATCTTCCGGGCGGTTTCAAAAACCTCCCGCTTGTTGGCGGTCTTTTCCACCTCTGCCTTGTACGCATCCTGCTTCTTGTCGAGGATATCAAAGGCGTTAAACAGCTTTTCCACAAAGGCGCTGTCAGTGGGGTTGAAGGAGAATTCGCATTTTCCGTTGATGTTGTAGGTAACTAAACCGGTATCGAAAATCAGGTCTTTCATAATAGCCTCCGAAATTGGGGCGGGTTTGCGCCCGCCCCTTTGTTTTTAAGCCCCTGCCGTAAAGGTCACGCCACTGGTATCCTTGGTAATGGTGCCCAGCGTACGATTGCCTCCGTAGGTGATCTCACTCGTGATGTTGAGCGTACCGCCGCCGTCGCCGCCGATGCCCGTCACGGCAATAGCACAGGAATCATACCGCTCGGCAAACTTCGCCTCGCCGGACGTAGCGTAGAAGTGTCCAATCATCATATCCTGATTGGCAAGAGCCTGCGCATCATGATCCTTGACGGCAAGGTTCCACATCTTCACCGCAGCAGCGTCACCAGAATCCATAGGGATGGGATCAAAGGTCTGGGAAATAACGGGCTTCTTCATGGTGGTGAAGGTGTTGCCCAGGATGTCCTGTTTGCTCTCCTGACCCCAGTCCATCTCTTCGCTGGAATCCTCCACGCGCTTACCGATGGCGCTCCAAGTGGGAGCTTCCTTAGAGCCGGTATTCAGATACGCGATCAAAAGCTCGCGGTCAATTGTCTGACCTTCGGGCGTCGCAAAAGTTAAATCTGCCATTATACATTCACCTCGTAAATCAGTTTTAGCGGGACCATGTAGTCCTCGTATTGGTCGCTTGTCGCGCCGAGATACGATGCAAACGCAGAAGTCTCAACGCGGAGGGCGCGCCTGCCCTCTCCAATGTCCGGTCGCTGCATCTGCGCCCAGTCCGCAAATTTGTTCAGCGCTTCAACCGCCTTCAAGCGTGTATCGTCGCTCTTGCCGGGTGGTGCAATCTGGTAGTGGATTTCGAACGAATACTCCGCCTGATACCCACCGCAGATATACTTCTTGGTGATAACGGCACCCTGAACGGAGGAAAGCGCCATGCCTACCGTTTTTGCCGCGAAATACTCGTACTTGATCAGATCCACATTCTCCGGAATACCAGGAAAACGGTTCGCCCAAATCAGCATCAGGCGGTCAAGGTCTGCCTTTTCACTGCTGGATGCCAGCATTACAGGTTTTTCTTTAGAGATCACGCTTCACCGCCTTTTCTGCTACACGCACCCACTTCTCCATGTTCTGTGCCTTGGATGCTTCAAACCAATGGGAGCAGGTCCCGGTTCTGTGGAAAATCAAATCCTTTTCCGGCACTGCTGGAACCTTCGTAACGCCTTTCCGCGCATAAGAGCTTCCGGTCAGTGGATCAACGTACAGCTTGCCATAGTACAAATACCTGGCATACGGCCCGGGGTAAATAACCGTGTTCCCCGTTACCTTTGTACGCGTCCTCAGAGAGCCTGTGAGCATAGGAACGAACGGAGCGGTATCTTTTGCGACCTGCACCGCCAGAACGTGTTCTGCGCGATCACAGCCCTTGGAAACGGCCTCTTTTACAGCGTCCATGCCGTCCGTCTGAACGGAAAATTTCAACGCCATATCACACGCCTCCGACCTGCCAGTGCTGCATATCAACGCTGCCGAAATCTTTCTCGTCAACCTTGGTCACGGTGTAGCAGTTGTCCTGAGCCAACGCTACAGTTTCATTGTCCGTCACAAACTCGCCTTTGATGAAAAACGTTGTCCCACCATTGCCTTTGACAGAAAGCGTCCACAGGTCTGTTTTGTCCTCTGCGGCGTAAAACCGCTGCGGACCGGCATAGGTTTTCTCCTTGCCGGTAAAGCCGTCCACAGCTTCCACGCCAAACGGAATGTAGAGGTCAACTGCATCCGCTCCGGCAAGACCGCTCTCGCGCACGTTAACCGCCTTGGATGCTTGCAGCATCACGCCACGGAGTACGGTCACATACAGCTTTTGCGTTTCCTGAAACGTATCCTTGTCGGTTTCTTTGACCGGATTGTAGATCGTTACAGTGTGGGGAGCGTACATGATCCGCACCCCCTCCCTCGGTACAGCAAGCCAGTGTGGGCGAGATACTCCATGCAGGTCTCTGCGAGCAGCTTTCTTGCCCCATCCGTAGCGTTCAGCGCAGAAACGGCAGATTCGCCGCCGGTCGCCAGTGTGCGGGAATAACCGCCTACCGTCTCGCTTTTGACTTCTGCGTCATTAGCGGCAGCAGTCGCAAGGTTCTTCATTGCAAGCGCCTGCGCGGCTTCGATGACCGCGTACTTGTCAACCAGCGCACAGCAGCACATCTTTACCGCATCCAGCTCCGCGTTGTCCTTGGCTCGGTTCTGCGTGAAATAATCGAGGAAGGAGCTGGCCCGAACAGCCAGACGCGGAAAATCCCCACTGCTTACAGTGCCCATATAGACACCGGAGTAGTATGTGTAATCAGCGTATGTCAATTGGGTCAGCTCCTTTCCAATACTGCGATTATGTCAGCCTTGCGCATTGAACTGCTGACCCCGTCCACCCCGTTTTCCCCGGCATAATCAAGCAATTGAGCTTTTGTCATGTCGGAGAAAGCAGGGGTTTCAGGGTCAGGCTCACTCAGCAGTTCGGTTAGCCCCCCACTGCCGGAGTGATGGTGCCGACAACCACGCCGTCAATGCGCTCGGCGAACAGCACCATGCCGTTGATAACGGTATCGGATGCGGTCATGTTGGTGTAATCGGGTTCCTCGTGGATGCCGATATAACCGGTGGCGTCGGTGGTGAAGTTGAACACCTCGCCCAGATCAGCGCCGTTCACAGGGATGTAGTACAGGACGATGTTGTCTTTGGCAGTGGCGTAAATCTTGCCCTTTGGGACGCTGGAGTTCAAGATCACAGTGCCCAGACCGAGGAAGTTCTCGACATAGGTCATGCCGAAAGCGGTCTGCAGGGTGATGTTGGCAGTTGCGAGATAGTCCGCAACGTCCAGCGGGTTCATGAAATACACTGCGCCGATTTCGTCATCCTCGAACAGCACCTGCAGCTGGCCCCATGCCTGAGCCAAGGTCGCTTGGAAGGTCGCACCGCTGGCCGTACCCGTACCGGTTGCGAGGAAGTCGAAGAAGTCCTTGCGGATGCCCTTCTGCACATCCTTTAGCATTTCATCGGTGGTCATTTCAACCGCCTGATCGTAGCCGCGATCGGCGATTGCTTCGGCAGAGGTGGCCTTGCGCCACTTCTTCAAGGTGATCTCCTTGTAGCTCACAGCCTCGGTCTTGTACTTGCTCAGGGGGATGGTCTCGCCCTCAGCCACAGCGCCGTCTTCCAAAGTGCCGGTAGCCTTGTAGCTCTTGAGCACAGTACCGGCCTGCTTGGCGATCTTACGAGTAACGCCCAGAGCCTCCATCAGCTTCTTGATGGAATAGCCGAACATCTCGGTAAATTCGATCTCACGAACACGGGCGAGATCTTCCTTCTTAATCAGCTTAGGATCAACAGCCATTTTTATTCTTCCTTTCTAAACAAATCCATATTTGCGGCGATTGCAGCGCGCCGCTCAGTTCTGTCGGTGATTTGCATAATCTCGTCCTTGGTCATAAGCTTTCCGCCCTCGTTGAGCCGTGCGCCCATGTCCAGCCGGACAGCAGGCTTAGAAACAAGGCTCTTATAGGTGCCGTCTACGAGAGCGTCAAGGCTCTTGGTGTCCTTGATCTTCTCGCCGTCCAGCTCCAATGCAGACATTTCCTCGCCGCATCCGCGCATGGCAAGGTCGAGATTTGCACCGGTGATGTTTTTGCTCTCAAAGTAAGCCCGGACAGCCTTTTCCTTTGCCGCCTTGCTTTCCTTTTCGGTGATGCCGGACTTATAAGCCTCAAAATCCGAATGTTCTTTTTCATACTTTTCCTTATAGCCGCCGTCACCTGCTGCCTTGAGGTCATCCAACTGCTTTTGGATGCCGGGCAGCTTCTCCGCGTCCGCCTTGTATTTGCTGACGTCAGCCTTCAAGCCGTCCACGGTGTCCGTATGCGCCTCGATGATGGTATCCACCTGTTCGTCGGTGAGCCCCATGCCCTTCAAAAGTTTACGTGTAAGTGCCATTGTTCTATCTTCCTTTCCCTTGTCCGCAGTTCGTCGCGGCGATAGATTGTATAAAAACCGCTGTGCCTCGCGGGTTTTATCGAAAGAAAAAGAGCCAACCGCCGAGAAAAACTCGGTAGCTGGCTCCTATTGCCCTTTCCCGCGCCCAATTACGCGGGAGTTGAATATTTGATTGTTTTCTTGACCTCTAACACGATGTACCCGTCGCCCTTGCGCCGGATCTCCGCATCATTGCCACGTTTAAGAATAGCTTCCACAGCGCGCATGATATCATCATTCATTGTCCGTCACCTCGGAAAACAGGAAATCATATTCACGTTGTAGGTCTCTAAGCTTTGAGTTGCACTCTTTCTCAATTGCATATACCGCCAAATCAGATGGGTGGTCTCGTCCTTTCCAATCGGGGTATTTTGCCCTTTCTTCATCTACTTTAGCCCAGCATTCATGAAAAAGTGCGTCGCATTTTGCCTTGTACTCATTAAAGAGTGGATGGTTTTCATTTATTTTTTTCTTTGCGTACATAGTCAACCTCCAGCTCTTTACTTAAAATCTTCATTACTTCGTGGTACTTATCAACGTCCGGGTTTATCTGCCCTTTCCACATCATCTCAAATACGTCCGTTCGTTCCAGTTCCTTAAAGCGATTGTACACCACATCGCGAGCTTTTTCAACGGTTTTGGCTGTTCGTCTCATAATGTATATAAATCGGTCATCAGACGCAATGGAAAGTTCTTCTTTACTGTCCATAAAGAACGCAACGTCTTCTGCACTAAAAGAGTAATGCGTTTTTTCACGTGGGTGATTGTGATACGAATATGACCCATTTAGGGTGCTCGGTATAGCAGACAAGTCTACAGTTGCTGCTTCCCCGGAGACGCGCCAGACCTTGCCATCTTTCGTCACCGAGTAATTAACTTCGTAATCAAAATCAGCCAGTTCTTTCTCAGCATCGCTCAAAACTTTCATGGCCGCTGTTTTATCAGAAAAATCAACAGTCCCAACCAAAACCGGATCTCCCGGGGAAACGCTGTTGCCATTACCGGCGCTTTTTATGCTTTTTGAAATGCGAGTAGCATTATAGACGCGCATCCGCTCCGGTTGCTCCGGCAGGCCAGCTTCCGCACTGAACGCCTTGTATTTAGCGTTTAACCGCCGTAGCCGTATGTTTACCGCAGTCTCATCTTCATGCAATCCTGCGGCCTTGTAGGCGGCTTTTTCGCGCTTTAGCTTTCTAACCGTCCGCTCAATACGGCGCTGCATCTGGGTTGCCTCGTATGCCGTGTAATCCTTGCCATCAAACGTGCAGCCGTGGCCATCATCGATGTGTTCCAACTGTTCATCCGTGTAAGTGCGCTCGGACACGCCCTCAACCCACGGGAACCGCCTGTGGCGGCAGTTGGCCCCTTCCAGACCGTCAACAGCGCCCAGGCCGCAAACGTCATAAATGCTCGGGTAAATGTCCCCAGTGCGGACGCTGTAAACGCGGCCTTGCCAATCCTTATGCGATGACCATGGTGACGGTCCCGGCTTATCTCGTGCGCCAACATGGGCCGAAACTTCAAAATAGGGTGTATCCAGATATTCTGCGGATTGCTCCGTATACTTGGCGCAGATTTGAGATACGCCGGTCATTACGGCTCTTCGCACGGCAACATCGACATGATCACGATGGCCGCTCTCGTAGTCAACCACTTTCAGACCGCTGTCCGCGAGTTCCTTTACCGCCGTTTTAATTGCCTGATTGTAGTTAATTGCACCGCTCTGCACCTGCAACGCTGCGCTGTCAAGTGCCCATTGGTACGCTTTGGCAGGTGGGAGCAGTGTGCGCCCAGCGTCCACCAAAAAGCCCATTGATTGTGTTATATTGCGCAAGTCCCGCTTTGTCTGCTGGTATATGGCCCATGTGTCCTCGATGCTTACCAGCGTTTCCGGCTGCGTGATATGCGCAAGGTCAATGATATTGTTGTAATACTGCTGATTGCGTTCCACAACATCATCAAGCAGTTTGTTTAATTTCTGCTCACTGATGCCGGTTGCTTTTTGTATGGCCTTTTTAATCTTTTTAAGGTCAATGCCGTGCGCCCGCAGCGCCTTGATGTCCTGCACCGTTACCTCGTTCAGTTCATCCGCAACTTTCAACCGGGAACAGATTTCATCCAGCAACACAAGCTCAAGCGCCCGGAACAGTTCTGCCAGATCCTCGGGGAGCACATCAAGTAGTTCCGGGGTAAATGGATACCGGCTCATTTTTCACAACCCCAAAAGTCCCAGTGTTTTCTCCAAATCCCATTACTCGACCTCCGTTTCTTCCTCGGTTACCATGTCCTGTGCCTTCGGCAGCGCCGCCTTTGCGGTCGCCTCGTCCTCGTTCATCCAGCGCATACGGAACTCCCAATCGTTCATGATGCCAGCGTTAAGTAGCTGCACGTCACGGTTAAAGTCCTGGCCCTTGTCCTCAATGATGGAATCGTCAAAGTCAATGGAGATCTGGACGTCCTCATTGAGGGATGCACCCATGTACCGATTCCCCATGCGGAGCAAGCTCCGGCACAACTCTGTAATTGCCTGTTCAAGCACAATTTCATGTTTTTTGATCGTGCGGAACAGGGTGCTGTTCTCGCTGATGACCTGCGTGGCCGTTGCGATGCTGCCCTGATTGAATTTGTAATGGTTCTCACCGAAACCGCACTTGCTGGACAGGATGTTCAACATATCTTGCATACCGGTGTTAAACTCCGCCGTCCGCAGCGACATATCGACCTGTTGTAAGATGTTGCCGTTGCCGCCCCTGTCCTCCGGCAGCACATAGTACACAGTTTCACGTTTATCAAACACTGGCCGACCGTCAATGCTCTTGGTTGCCTCCGGCTGCACCACAATGCGCTTCTTGCCCAACACAAATTCGTTCACATAGCTATCATAGGTAATGTCAACGCTCTTAAGCTGGTCGATGGCGTGGGCAAACACAGCCACGCCAAGCGGGTTGTTTTCGTCAGAGTTTGCAATGTTCAGCCGGTCGATCACGAACTGCGGCTTTTCGCTGCCGGTATGAACCACCGGAGGAATTGTTTCAAATCCTTTCACGCTGGACAGCGGGACTTCCTCCGCATCATACAGATGGTTCTCAATGTCATACTCTCCGTTGCGCAGCCTGTGCACTTGGATGTAAGTATATTCCGTGTCATCGACCTTCCGTGTGGATGCAAACGCGCACTCGCGAATAACACCGTTATCCCACGTCAGCGGGTAGATGTTCCCGGCACTGACATAATTGATGCGGATACGGCCAGAATCAACGATTTCTGCTGTATCTGGGTTAATTCCCATGCCTTCCATCACCGGCACATACGCAACGGTTCCTACTGCCGCTTTGCGCTCCTGCGATTCGTTAGCCTTGACTTCCCAATTGTTATCCGAAAAAACAGTATCGATAAATTCCTGTTCCTGTTTGCCTTCAAGCGTGATGTTGACTCGCTCGTTCATTAGGAGGTTGGCCCAATCCTCGCAGACTTTCTTTCCCATTCCAACCGAATAACGGTGGCACTCTAGCTCTTCAATGCCATTCCACACCGTATAGCTGTGAAAATCTTCAACGTTTCCCTTATACCATGCGTTCCACAGGTCGATCAGAGAGTAAAATTTGCTGTCGACCGTGTCAAACCCAAGATCCTTTAATGCTCTGCGGATATTCACTATTTCACCGTCCCATCATGTGACCGGCACGTTCCAGGTCTTTGTAATAAGGCTCAATGCTGTACTCAAAGGCATCCAAGCTGTCGATGTCGGACGTGCCATCATCCAATCGCTCGTCCTCAAATTTATCAGGATCATAAATAGCGGATTGCAGTGCATCGATCAGATGGGGGCAGCTTCTGGAAACCTTGAACCGCCCCTGCTTCATCAGCAGCACAACCAGCCGAATTCTGTCCGTAATTTGCATTTTCAGTGCGTTCTTAACTTGGGTGCCCAGCCGGAGTTTTTGTGCCGTGTGGTCTAAACCTCGAATGAGCACCGTTTCCGCACTATCCGCTCGTGTCTGGCTGTAACCATACTTTGACGTTATCAGCTGGCAGAACGTAGCAAAGCGCCGGTTTAATGCATCCGGGTCAATCTCTTCGTTTTTGATGTATTCTTCTTCCAACGCCACAACCCGGAAATCTTTTGTGATCCCAGTGGTCTGAAATTTCGTTGCAGATTTTGTGCCACCGAAGTCAACGCCAATGGAAATGATTGAGAAACTGGTGCCGTTTTGCTTGGCCCACTCCAAAGGGTCTCCGATTAAATACTTTTCTGTATCGTTGGCGAAATCCTTATAGACGATGCCCTCTGCCGCTACCCACAGGCCACGCACATACCGGTCATAAAATATACCGGCATACATATTCTCGTACCGTTCAAGGGTGCGCTTGCTCAGGCCGGGGTTGTCCGTCATTTCAAAGTGTAGATACAGTGCATTACGCTCACGGCTCCGCTTGATCCACTCCTGATAGAACCAGTGATGTGGACTTCCCGGGTTGCAGGAAAACCACAGCTTTGCCCCGTCTACCGAGCAACGCGCAAGTGCCTGTTCCACGAACGAACGCGGCATCAGCACCACCTCGTCCAGCAACACACCCGCCAGCGTGCGGCCTTGGATCAGCGTATAGCTTGCCTCGTCCTTTCCACCGAACACCTCAAAGTAATTCGTCACGGCTCCGCGCCGCACCTCCATCACCTTGTCACCGCGCCGCCAGCGGATGATATATCGCTCTTTAGCAAGGCTCATCGCGGTAAACGGCACGATGATGTTCTTGGTGCAGCTGTCCACCGTTCGGCCACACACACCGAAGCGCTGACCGCTGAAATTCTCCATCGCCCAGCGGACGAACGCCCACATCATGATGGAAGTCTTGCCGGAACGCACAGCGCCGTCGCAGATCAGCGCGTCATACTTGGAATAAGGAAAAGCGAGGATTTTTGCTTGCTTTGGGCTAATCATCGCTCTCCAACCCTTCTGCCATTTCACGCAGGCTCACGCTCAAAGCGTCCTCCTGCGTGTTATCCGTCGGCAAGCCCAGATCAGCAATATCGCGCTGTCCAAGGTACTGTTTCCCCAGCCAAATAGCCATGCTTGCGTTCTTTTGGGCCAGATTCCACTGCGCTCTCCGCAGGCTCGACTTTCCTACCTGGCTCTTGCTTTTATATGTGTCCGCAAAAGTCATTTTATATGTCCGTTTGCACCATCGATTCAGGGTGTCCGCGCTGCACTCAAGCACTCCGCAGATTTCCACTTCCGTGCACTGGATACCGCATAGGTTCTCAAACAGCTTTTGATTTATTACCTTTTTCGGCCTTCCAGTCCGTGCCACTTCCACCCCTCCATTCCTTAAGATTCAATCATGCCAGAGATTTCTTTCTCGCAGTCAGTTTTCTCGCCACCAATGTATGCAGTCCATTCATGGCCCCTGTAATATCGCCGGACTTAATCAGCCCGTTCAGTGTTTTTATCTGCTGTGTGGATAAATGCTGTTGATTTTTCTTCAACATCCTCCGCGCAGCCGCCTGAGCATCAGTCATGCAGAAGCACCGCCTTCTTCCCGGTGAACTTCTCCCACCGGTCAACAATGACGTCGGCATACTTCGGGTCATACTCCATGCAGAAGGCGTGTCTGCCATTTTGCTCCGCTGCCATGATCGTTGTGCCGGAACCAGCGAACAGGTCGAGAACATTCTCTCCCGGCTTGCTGGAACACTGCATCTGGTAATCAAACAGCTTAATCGGCTTCATGGTCGGATGCTCCGCAGATTTGACAGGCTTATCGAAATTCAATGCGGCCTAATCATACGATTGCCGCCACCACGCCGCATCCATTAAACGCCTCGGCACTCGCGCAGATTGTAGCAATGCCGGTATCCCACGGAACTTTTCAGCCCTGCGCCGGTATGTCGGTCGCATCCGTTTCTTTTACAAAAGCCGGGTCCAGCTAAATAATAATTACTTCGGCCTGCCGCTTTCATACAGCGCACAGGCAAGCCCCTTGTAGCGGTCTTACCCTTCCACGGTGCCGCAATGCGGTAGCATACATCTGGTGCAGACGGCTGGACTTGAACCAGCGCATACCTCCCGGCGCGGTGCTCTGCCTACTGAGCTACGTCTGCATACCCCCGGCATTCCGCCGGGGTCAGGAGGAAAGAAAGGATGGATGGAAAGAATGAGGATACGGATATAACCCCGCACCCTCATTCTGACACATATTTTTCTGTGCTTGCCCCGAATTGGGGGCAAAGACCAATTTTTTTTGCGATACTATAAAGGTTTACTCTCTCGCTCGCCTTCGTCCCATGCAAGCTCATCCAAGCTGACGTGGTAATGATTCGCTATCAGTTTCAATTGGCTGAGAGCCGGTTCGTTCTCCCCGGTTTCGTACTTCCGCAGCGTATCATGCCCGATTCCAATCAGCTCCGCTTTCACTCTCATGCTTTTAGCAGGCCGCTCAGATTCTCTCAATTTGCGCAACCGTTCCGGGAATGTACTCACATAACCACCTCACATAGCCGGAAATTCTCTACCACGGGTCCGCCCGCCGTTTCCGTCCGCACACTGACAAATCGGCCCTTTGGGTGGATGTAAATTACCTCTCCACGCCGGAACGGATACAGTTGCTCATACGTCGGGTGTTGCCGCTCCAGCTGGGACGGCATGGACTTGAATCTGACCCAAACCACCTGTCCAAGTTTCATGATTCCTCCATTTCCAGCAGCTTCACCAGATCCCAGAACTTTCGCGCATCCAGCCCGGTTTCCGTCTTGATCTTGCCCAGCCGATAGATTACACTGTTGTGATGGATGTCCATCTCCTTTGCGGTTTTCACGCAATTCATATCATTCTTCGCATAGATGCGCAGGAGCGATATATCTTCCTTCTGCATAGTTACCTCCCATAACGGACCTTTTTCAGATCCTTGTATCTGTCCGGGAATGGGATCAGCTTCGCCTTGCCCCGGATAATCTCCGCAAGCACCCGATCCATGTGCTCCTGTCGGACGTCTGCCTCCGGGTTCCGGCAGTCCAGCGCCGGTTTGTACTCGCGCTGAACGGCAACCCAGTTATGGGTGATCCGCATGATCCGATCGTAGCCCCAGCCCTCCGTCTAGTGGAGGGCCATCTGAAGGGTATCCATGGCGAATTGCATCGCCATCGCCGCCCCGGCGTTGAAGGTGGCATCCAGCTCCGCCTCCCGCCGTTGCAAGTATCCGGACTGTTTAGCCATCCCCGCCATCCTTTCTCTTGCCGTCCATCTTGGCCCCGCAGTTGGGGCAGTAGTTGGCACAAATAGGCAGTACCCCGTCGCATTGAGAGCATCTGGCGTAGAACCCCCCGTCATCAACCCTATGCCCATGCACCACCGGCACGGCATCCACAGTGGGGGCGAATCGAATTTCTTCTTTTGCTAAAATATCTGCATCGGAAATTCCAAACTGTTCTTCCAATAACTCCGCATCAATCAGTCTCATGGTCAGCACCTCCGTCATGCACCGTTGTGTATTTACAAATCAACGTGTTCAGTTTTCTCAGCCCCTCCAAGGTGATTAGGTCCTGCGCGCACAGCTCATCCCGCAGGCGCTCCAGCGCTTCGATTGGGGCCACGTCGGCGGCTGCTGGCGAGGCAACGATCTCCATTGCCATGGCACCGTCGGAACCGTCCACCCATTTCGCCGCCATCACCGCTCTTACGGCAGTTTCTCGCTTAATGTATTCATCCATGGTCAGCCCTCCTAAAACAGTCGAATGTACTTTAGGCCCTTCTCAAGGTCATGGTTCTCGTTAAACCGTTTCGCATCATCCACCGTGTAAACGTTCACCAAGTCCTCACGCGCTTTTATGATGCGATCACTTAGGGTCTGGATCTCGGCATCCAATTCTGCGAGAATCGCAAGCAGTTTATCTCTTTTCTTTTCAACATCCATCCTCAGCCCTCCTGTTCCATTTTTCAGCATACTCTCCCGGATAACCCGTTTCCGGATTTGCGTCTCCAGCCTCCAAAACAAAAGGCTGATTTATGTCGTTAAGGACACAATCTGTATCATCGTGCATCCAGTATTGCTTAATGATGCGCTTTCCGAAACGATTCACATATTTCTCCCGGTAAAAGTTCAGTTTACCGCCGCAGAACGGGCACGGTTTTAAGTCATCCATCCTTCGTCGCCTCCACATAGCACCAGCTTTGGGGCGGGCGCTTGATCTCATACGGTGCGGCGCCAAATTTGGTATCACGCAACCCGGTGAACTCGCTCAATTCTTTCGGCGCATCATAAATGCGCATGTCGGAGATATGCCAACCGTAAATATAGTGTTTTCCCTCTTCGGAATATTTGAAATAGATCTCTTCGCGGCGAACACAGGATTGCTGTTCGGCAATGTCTGCATTTGCCATCTCACATCGTTGTAGGATGTAGTCGCACACAAACTCGCCGATAACCTTGCCGTTGCATCTGCCGACCGTATTGGTCCGGACGGTATCCCTGTCCAGATTTCCACCCTTTACGGAGATATACGGATGACCACTTGTGCAGTAGATATAGCACTTAAACGGTACCTCCAATTTCGGCACGGACTTACGCAATTCCATAGTTTTTCTGCCAATGATGATTTTTGCGCACCACTTCGGGCGGATGCTCAACATAATAGCCTTATTCATCCTTCATCGCCTCCAACGCTTTCTCCGCTTTTTCGCGGGTGAGGAAAAAGGTTTCCCCTATATCTTCTGGCCTGAAATATTCGCTTGTTCCGTCACAGTAAATTCTTGTGGAATTTGAAAATGAAACAATGCTAAATACCTGCTTCTCAATGATTCTTCCAAGCAAAGCAAAATACACCGTATCTCCCACCTTGCACGGCAGCACCACCAGCCGACCGTCTCTGTCGGCCTCGGCCAGTGCCCTTACCCGGTCAATGCCGCCGCACTCTCCAATGATCGTGCGAAGGTCGCTCCAGTCTTTAACCAGCGTGGACACTTCCTCCGGCGCCAGCCCCGTGTCCTCATAGGCGGCACATTGATTCGCACAGTCAATGAGAGGGATGTACTCGTTCTCATAGTCAATTCGCGCTGTGTGCAATTCATTGATAATTTCGATTGCTCTATCGCTGTATCGCTCCATCATCCCACCTCCTTTGGCGGTTCCGGCAGCGGCATCCACGCCAAAGCACGAGCATTTTTTCCATTGGCAACTTCACCGCCCCATCTCCCGTTGTTTTGATATCCGAGTGCATAATTTACAAACAACCCATTAAAGTCTCCATAGCGGAAATACTCACCCCAACACAGCACTTTCCGAAAATTCTCCGGTAGCCGCTCCTCCACCGGGATCCAGTGGGGCACCTGCCTCCGCAGTTTCTCAATTTCTTTCGCCTGCGCTTCGATCCGGTCGGCGGCCTCCGTCAGATCATCGCCCAGCGTGATCGGCGTTTCCCACTCATTTGCCCGTGCCCATTCTGCGTGCTCACGCAGCGCACTTACGAGGTTTGTATCTCTCATAGTTCCTCCCTACATTTCTTCATTCAGCCAGCTTGCCCACGTCACCATGCGGGTATCATCGGCATTGGATAGCTTCTCTGGGTATTTCAGATCAAGTGAGCAGCCCTTTGCTTCCAGCGCGTCATCCACGGCTTTTTCGATCAGCTCACCCAATCTGGCTGCGTTTTTCGTGTAAAACTCAAAATTCGTCATTCCTCAAAGCCTCCAAGAACTTCCTGCCCCGGCAGAACGCCGTCCTCCATCCACCAGTGGAATACGTCCACGCCGGTATCTCCCATCCGGAATGTGCCGTTCATTCTCCCACGTCTCCGCCGTTCTTCCAGCATCCGGTCAAAGGCCCGGATATACGCCGCCTTGATTTTGGGGTAGCGGGAAAACTCCATCATTCGCATTTTAACGTTTGCCAGTGGACAGCCTACACAGCCGACCCGGTGGAAGCCCTCGCAGTACAGTGGGTTCATGGGGATTTTTTCAACCGCGGCGTAATCCAGCACATCGTCATCCTTCCAGTCGATGATGGGGTTCACCACCCGCTTTCCCTTAAGTTGGCACGTTTCAAATAATCGGCGTTCCTCGTCGTTATCGTTTGACAGGATCAGTTTGCTTTGTGGCTTAGACGTTAATACCTCTAAGCCGCCACGGCGTTTCCTGGCCGGGGATTCCGCCCAGCGAACACCCGTAGCGATAAGCCGATTCTTGCCTCCCCCCTCTTTAAGGACGGCGCAACAGTACCGCATCAGGCGTGTGGGCGGCATAAGCTTCTTTTGAATCAGTTTCCACATGGTCATACGGGAGCCGTCCGGCTGGACGTGCTTGTCTACGTCGCACTTGATGCCATTGCATTCCAGCCGATAAAACGTATCGTACACATGGCGCACTGTCTCCGGCGCATCCGCCGTGGTGAGGGAGTGCAGAACCTCAAATGGGACGCTGCTTTTCTCCGCCAGATGCAGGAGCACATCGCTGTCCTTCCCGCCGGAGTAGGTGATCACCAGCGGCTTCTCAAAAAGCCGCAGGCTCATATCCGATGCCGCTTTCAGCCGCTCTATGGCGGTCTGCTCCAAGTCGCTCATTCCTCCACCTCCGCAAGCCAGAATTTCTTCCAGCACTCCTGGCAAGGAATCCCCTTGCATTTGTCCGCCAGCTTGACGTCGAGGTCGCAAGGGCTGACTATCGGTAACCCATTCGCTTTTTTAACACGTGCGTACGGGAACAGCTTCAAGAACTCGCTCTGGCGTGTTTTGATGGGGTGCTCGGTGGCCCACTGTTCAGCAGCTTCCACCATCCCTTCATAATCGTTCTTTTTTTGCGCAGATATATATTTTTGAATCGCACAATCTATCGTACCCGACTTCAACATCCGAGTAACTGCCTTCATACACTCCACAGCGTCCATTACTTTTCCTCCTCAATTTCCACGCGGATCGTATCTCCGCCCCAAAATTTGTGTTCCACGGCACGGAACCACTCGGGGTTATCGTCTGGCAAAATGTAGCCCTTCATCGCGTCCACAAAGGCTTTGCCCAGCGCGCCGTGATTGTCAACGTCCAGATTGTCATTCCAGAAAAATGTCACCTTGACGGGGTGATTTACCAGACGTTTTGTGACGCCTGCTTTACGCATTGCCCAGTGGGCCAAGGTATGTAGTTCTTCTGCGTCCTTCTTCCGCTGTGACCAATGCTTACCGGCGTAATACGCGTTCAGGCCAAACCGCTTGTTCCACGCCGCTTTACCGCGTTTTGTTGCCGGATAGGGGATTTCAAATGCTATCACCGCTTCTCCTCCTTGCCATCGGTAATGACGCTGACCACCCGGACGCGGCCCAGAGGCTCCAATAGCATGGCCACCGCCTCCTTCGTTCCCTGTGTGTCCTCGCCGTAAATATCAACCACGATCCGCATCATCTTCTCAGCCTCTTTTCCGGGCAATCCCTGATTTCGTAGGACGTTATTACCCGCAGTCCGCCGGTCCCGTCGGATAAGACCCGTTCCGTTGGCGTGGCATCCCAACCGGGGACCGGCTCATACCGGGCAGACCAATTGCATCCGCCGCAGGCGTTGGCGCAGTCCCAGCAAAGCTGGTCCCTGTACCGTTTCGCCAGCTTGCCTTTCTGCGATTCCCTGGGCTTGTACTTGCGTAGCAGCTCGGCCAGCTTAAAATCTCCCGCCATCACACATACCCCCAAGCGTCCTCGCATTTGCAAGGGCCTTTCGCGCCCTTGCGGCCACCGCGATCCTGTTCTTTGGCAAGCCAGCGGGTAATGAATCCGCGCACACCACGCGCCGTTTTCCGCTTCGCCGGGTTATTCAGGCACCATTCCCGCATCTCCCGCAACTGCTGTATCACGTCGACAGCAGGGTACACGCCTGCCCATTCCTGGCATTGCTCCTGCGAAACCGGATATTCAGTGCCGTCATTGAGGGGGATGGAAACCACCGGCGGGGATGCCGTTTGCGGCTCGCCGCCTACTTCTTCTGGATTCTGGATTCTGGATTCTGGATTCTGGATTGGATTACGGGCGCATTTGCTTTCACCTGCTTGCAATTGCTTGCAATTGATTTCAGATGTAATCAATCCGTCAGCAGGTGCCGGGAATTTGCTTACTTTGTTCCTCACCGTCTGGTGTTCGCTCCAGTTTGGAAAACATAGGTACGGTTCTCCGTCAACTTCATAGAGGATCACAGAGCCTATGGTCGCCAATTCTGCAAGCGTCTTACTGATCGTTCCCTCAGTCACACCTTTTCTGCGGGGGAATACAAAGCCTTTAAGCAATTCCGGGTCTGCGCTGCCGCGCCCATAATCATCAACGTAGGTGATCAGGTACGCCCACAATCGGAACTGAAAGTCCGACATTGCGTTGATGCTTTTGCTCGTCCTGATGCTATCCTTGATGATCCTGTTCGGCATTTGCCCACCGCCTTAGAACGGAAGATTCCCATCATCCTCGATCTCACTGAAACCGCCCTGCGGTTCGATCTGCGCCGCGTCCCCGCCGTCCCGCTTGGAATCGCCAAAGTACACGCTGTCGGCCACGATCTCGGCGGTGCGGCGTTTATTGCCGTCCTTGTCCGTCCAGTCACGCAGCTGCAAGCGGCCCTCCACCACGGCCATGCGGCCCTTAGAGAAATACTTGCTTACAAATTCGGCGGTGTTGCGCCATGCCACCACATCGATGAAATCCGTTTCCTTCTCGCCGGACTGGGACTTGAAATCCCGGTCAACCGCCACGGTGCAGGATGCCACCGCCGTGCCGCTGTTAGTGCGGCGCAATTCAGGGTCACGGGTCATCCGGCCCATCACAATAATTCTGTTCAGCATATTCATTCCCCCAAATAATTTTTTTTGAAAACTTCCATGAATTTCTCATGGCCATACAGTTCTTCAAACCGCTGCTGGCACTCGCGTTTCAAGCGCAAGTCCAGCTCGTGGCCATTCTTGCCGTGAACGCCGTAGTCGGCCATGTTGTGCCAGTCGGCGCGAAGATACACCCAGCAGCCCCATTTCTCGGATAGCTGCCGTCTACCTCCGCCGTAGACGTGGTGCTTTGCCAACCGCTCTGTAAAGCTGGTCAGGTAGCACTCCCGGCGGTCTTGCATGATGCTCTTGCTCATCGGCCCCATTCCTCCATCATCCCTGCCAGCTTGTCCGGAGACAGGGTCTCAATACCTTGCTCCGCGCAGTCCTGCACTGCCATATCGATCAAATGTGACATTTGCCGGGTATTGTAGGTGCTGGAGCCGTAGTACAAAATCACGTTAGTGCAGCCGGGGATCCTGCTTGCCATGGTATCCGTCTGCCAGCCAAGCCCATTGTGTTCCCACCCGTTCCGCAGCTTTTCCACGGCTGAATCGATCACGCAGACCATTTCATGATTGCCGCCGATCTCTCGGATATACCGTCGGTAGATTTCCGTTTTGGGAATCCGCAGCTTTTCAGCCAGCCGGTCAACCAGAACCCAGAAGTACGCATTCGCGTCGAGGCTCCGCTTCTCCCGGTGTTCCTTGATCTCCACATCATATGCTTTGCCCTCTTTCAGGCTGCCAAGCACCTGTCGTGCCTTGTTGGTCTGGATGCACAGCCAGTCTCCGGCGGCATCCATCGTCCAGCGGAACGATGTGGCGTTAACCTGCTGCATCGTTGGCCTCCTTGGCCTCGGCTACGCACTTCTCGCACAGCGCATGGCCGTACAGTTCCTTCGCTCTCGCCGCCAGACGTGCCGCCTTCACCGTGGCTCTGCCGTCAAAGTAATCCATCACCTGACCGCCGCAGCGCTCACAGATAACGGTGGCATCGCCCTGCGGAGGAAGTCTGTACCCCGGCTTCTGCCGCGTGGGGATCGCCGGTTCCTTCGGTCTGCTCGGCTCCGGCGTTTCCGCGTCCGGGTCCTTCATTTCCTCGGTGGGGATGCAGAATACCTGGAAAAATGCATACTTCATGGCAATCGCCATCGCCTTGTTGCTGGCCTTGTCTCCGCTGTCCATGCCCTCGCCGATCACCACCGCCGAAACGTTGGTGCCGTCCTCTGCGTAGAACGTGTATTTGATTTTCAGCATGGAATACAGAATCGTACCGCCCTTGTTGGTCACACGGTCCTCTCGTAACTGATCGATCACCTCTGGCACAACGAACACCTTGTACTTGGAAAGGATCGGCTGCAGTGCGTTCATCACATCGTCGATGCCGCGATACTTGAAGCCCTGCTGCTGGTTCTTCTTTTCCTTCCCAATCGCCGGGATCTCTTGCATGATCGCAGTAATACTTTCAAAGATATTCATTCATGTTCCTCCGTAATCAGCGGGCAATACATCCCGCGCCCTTTTGAATCGAGCAGGTACTCGCCCGTTCTCCGGCATTGGAGCCGGGAATAGGTTTCCAGCAAAGGGCACAGCGCGCAGCACACATGCCCCTCCGGGAAATTGATATCCACGGTCGCCCGTGTGTAGAATAAACAGCTATTGCCCATTTGCCATCCTGTAAACTCCATAGGCGATTGTCTCGCCGTCTTTGTTCTTCTTGATGACCGTTTCCTTCGTCAGCTCAACGCCAGCCTTCCGCAGGTCGGAAATCCGCGCCGTAAAGTTGGCAATGCGCAGTTTGCTCATACCCTCCATCGTGGTAATGCTCCCGTGCTTATCCAAATAAGCCAGAATCTTTTCGCACTGCGTCATATCAGTCCTCCGGGATCTCAATAACCCCAATACCCATTGCTTCTGCAACCGCCTCCGGGTCTTTATCAAGCTCTTTTAGCAACCATTCCAGTTGCTCCTGCATATCATCCTTGAAGCATCGAGCGCAGTAGACTTCACGGTTGACCACGAATCCCGGAGCCACGTCCACATGCAATTTCGGATTTATAACGGTTGAACATTTTTCGCACACCGGGTAAACCTTTCTTTTCATTTCCACGCATCCCCTCTCTTCCACGCTTTCGTGGCGTTGGATTGCTTGGCGTAACCCGCTGTAATAGCTCCGCAGGTGGAACACCGTACATAGTGCTTAAACGGTGCGTCCGTGGACTGCACACGCTCACCGCTGTCCATGCCGCACACCGGGCAGAGATCCAGCGGATGGCGCTCATGCCGGTTCTTTCTGTTCATCGCGCGCTCACCACCATATACGCAATGGTGATCAGCAGCAGGGCCAGAAAACTCATAAAGCCAATCCATGCGGAAGCGTCCGCCTTCCGCTGCTCTCTGGTGCGCCGTTCATGCTTTCTCATGCGGATCCCCTCCTTCGATAAAATCTACAACCTTGAATACCCAAGTGGCCGCGTAGGCCACGCCGACGATCATAAAAAACAGGTTCCAGCTCATTGCTTGATGTCCCCCTCTTTGGTGTAAACACCGTCAAATTCAAGGCCATGCTCCCTCGACCAGATCTTGCCGAACTCCGTCATGATCTTCACCGGGTCAGGCGGAGACACCCAAATTATCCGGTATTCGATTTTTCGTTTCTTCGCCATTGCCTTTTCCTTTCCCCTGTGCTAAAATAGCCACAGGATACATATCTGAGCCTAAGATTTGTTCCGCCGCCCTGCCCGGTCTGCAACACCGGGCGGGGCATTTTTTATACTTCGTTCCATACACCTCGTAGCTGCGCTATTCAATTCCATTGCCGCACTTTGCCCAGCATCTCTTTGCCATTCCGTTGCTGTTCTTAACGGTGCAGAGCTTCTCTATTCCCCCGCCATGCCCATCTAAGCATTTCCTACGCTTTTCTTTGCATTTCTCTTCCTTGGCTTTGCGCTGAATTACTTCTCTGTGCGTTGCCTTTGCATAGCAAATCACTGCATTTCCGTTGCTACGCCAAGCATTGCTGGGCTACGCAATTCCGCTGCGATTCTGTACCGTTCTGAACCATTCCATTGCATTGCCTTGCACATCTGTGCATTGCCGTTGCAGCTCAATACCTGTCTATTCCTTTGCGGTGCCTATCGCCTCTAAGCCCTTCCGTTGCTTTGCCTAACGATTCGTGTCCCTTCCGTAGCCCATCGATGCAATGCTATTCCGTTGCATATCATTGCTGCGCCCAGCCTTGCCGCGGCACCGCGTAGCCCCGCATTTCCGTTGCTTTGCGGAACGAGCCGTGGCCTTTCCTTTGCTGCGCTTCGCCTTGCTGTTCCGTGGCAATGCCTGGCGATGCCCAACCGTTCCGTCGCGTTACTGGAGTTCCTCCCAGACAAACCGGCCTTTTCCACTGTTGCGCCACTGACCGATGCCGGAAAACCGGCCATAGTCCAGCCATTCCCGGACGGCTTTCTCGTGATCGTCGCAGAGGCAAATCACCCGGAACTCGCAAGTAGCGCCTGCGGGGATTTCCTCACTCATGGCAAGGCTGACGCGCTCGCCCTGCGACGTCTGCGCTCTCAGGGGGCGCTGGCACTCGCCCACGGGGCCGTTGAACTCCAGCGGGATTACGCGAGGCTCCGGGAAGATCAGCTTGTCGATCTCCTTCTTGTAGGCCTTGATCTTCTCGCTGGCCGTGCCCTTGACCTTGCGGAGACCACCGCACGTGTCCTTGAAAAAGCCTTTGATTTGGTAATCGTACAGGAACGGGGTGCCGTCCTCCATCCGGGGGAACACAGTCATGGCCTTCTCGGCCACGGCATCAGCGCCCAGCGCGGCAACTTCGTCCTCAACGCTTAAAGCGTCCGGGGATTTGGAACCGATAAACTCCCGGTATACGTCTGGGTTTGCAGGGCTTGTGCCAAGAATGGGTTCCGTAAATGTGATCCGTACCTTAATTTCCTTCATTCCTTTTTCCTCCTGTTATTGCTCACTGCTGGTCTTGAACAGTTCGTCCACCGTCACGCCGTACATCCTTGCCAGCTTCTTGTGGTACTTACGTGCCGGTCGCCAGTCGCCCAGCTCCCAATGCGTCACACAGGACAAGTCCACATTCAGTTTCTTTGCTACCTGTGCACGGGTCAGGTTGGAACGTTCTCGAAGTTCCTTCAATGCCAAGTCATGTGCCCTCCTTTCGGTGTGAGAATTCATTGACTGCGGCAGAAATATGTGGTATGGTAAGCATGGGAGTTAAACTACGCGCCAAATGGCGTACTCTGTTGCAGAGGGGTATTCCATTTAGCAAACGAGTTCGCTTCCAACCGCCCCAAAGTTTGTTGCAGAGACTTCGGGGCGGTTTTTTATCTCTGCCGCAGTCAATACCCGCCGAAACCTCATGAATGTGAGAAATCACGCTTGACACGACCCGGAAAGCGTATTACAATGAAATCGCCAAAAGACATTGCAAAAGCCGCTTTTATGGGGGCTGGTTTTCGTGTACCCTTTTCCGGTGGGCTTAGGTATATGATACATCACAAAATTCGGTTTGTCAATTGGCTTAACCGAATTTTATCGGTTTTGTGTAAGTGCACAAATTCGGGGGTTGTTTATTATGGATGTTGTACTTGAGCGAATTCTGTCTCTGCTTCCTTGCGGTGAAAACGGGAAAATAGTGCGAGGGGCAAAAAAAGATTTTGCTCAAAGCATCGGGTATGACAGCGGAGATATTGTTTCAATGTGGATAAAAGGAACAAGTATCTCTTACAAAAACAAACTTCATGAAATTGCCGCAAAATATCACGTATCCGTTGAATGGCTCCAAGGAAAAACGGAAGATAAGAGCATAAAAGAAACCCCCGATCCGAAGATCGAGGGTGTGGACGATAAAATCGCACAGTTTATCCGCTCCGCATCTGCGGATGAATTAACTGAGATTTCACGCTATATTGAATATTTAGAAAGCAAGAGGAATAAGACATGAAACTTGACCCTGACTGTGTCCGAGATTTAATGCTGTTTTGTGAAGATAATACTTACATCAAAACAGAAGAAGTCGGCAATTTTACTTGTGCAAGTTATCATGTTTTATATATCGATTCAATGAGGCTTGTCCCGCCACTGAACAAATACGATACAGGGGCTTTGATTTATCACATCATTCAGCTTTCGGAGAGTGGGTATCTGGCAACAGATTTTCATTTTGATCCCATTACAAACTTCCATCACAACAGTCTGCCGTCTATTTACTATGTCACGCCAAAGGGGCATGAATTTATCGCGGCAATCGAAGGAAAAACGCAATGGGAAAAAACATCAAAATTGCTGCGGTCATTTGGCTCCGTGTCTTTAACGGTGATTGAAACAATCTCAAAAGGGATTGCATCGGCGGCTATCGAACAAATCTTAACTCAAAAGGCGTAACATCATACCCACCATCGATTTCTTTCACGCTTACATGGGCAGCGTGGAATTGCGTATTTTGAGCAGTAACCTGATTGCTGGCACGAATAGCCTGATCCAAACAAGCCGGAAGATATTCTGCCCCATCTGCGGAAAGACCGGATGCGGAGATTGCGTCCATGCAACGATTCACAGCTTCAACCATTTTGGTGTCTCTGTACCATGCAATCATAGCCTCTTTCATTGGCTGTTCCTCCTTCAATAAATCTTAAAAGCTGTACCTTTTCTTCGTATGGGAGCGCCAGGGCGGCAGACAACAACTCTTCCCGGAAGATTTCAATGCCGTCCTCGACACTTATTGTACTCTGATTTACAATATCATACAACAT